GTCAAGTGCGGTGAAACACAACTCGTCCGGATGGTAGGCAGCCTCGATTGCCAGCGCATCCATCAATGGACTGTAAAGGCCCATTCGGTCATCAGCCAGGTCCGTCTTCTTGATCAGCAGGGAGTTTTCCCAATGCTTGTTTGTAATCGTGAACGTCCCGGCTCGCAGTTCTTTGAACTGCCGATCTCCGAGCCATTCACGAATCCCCGGCATACTGCCGAGCATCCCGTAGCTTTCGTCGTAGCCATCACTCTGGATGATTGTCGAAATCTGTGGATAGAACGGAGTCGCGGACTTCAAACGGTTGTCAAACCGTTGTGTCAGCGTCCGCAGCGTGACTGTTGCTTTTGCTGTATCGAGAGCCATTGGAGGTTCCTTTTCAAACCCCCGCCACGGTCATCACACTGAGGAAAATTAAGTCTGTCGCGGGTAAGCCGGGAACGTTGCAACGTTACTCCGGCCTCCCGTGACGGAGACACAAAAGAACTACTTCAGGCGTGCTTCAAGGTCGAGAACGCGACGCTGAAGGTTCTGAATGACGTAAAGAATTGTGATACCTTCAGCCGCGTTCGAAAAACCGAACGGCGTCGAGCTGGTGATGGCTGCAATGGCATAGTCTGGCGTGCCAGCCGCATCCGCAGGCGTGATGGTTGTCAGTGGAGCGACTTCCAATGCGCCAACGCCACTCGGCTTAATAGCGATGATCGCTTTTGTGGTACTGACAAATCGCACAACACGCCCAATGCGGACGCTCGTTGCACCGAGAGCAAGCACAACAGCGTAGTTGTCATCGCCGTATGCTGGCATACCAACGTCGGTAATGGAGTTGAATGTTCCGGTAAGCTCGAAGTCGCCTTCCGTGTACACCTCGACTTCGATTGCGCCGTCTGCTCCGCTTGTGTTGTCAGCTTCACCAGCCGCAATACCGACGAAGGCATTCACTCCTGTCGCTGTCACGTCGCAGGCATAGCCAGCGGCGTTCACGTAAACCAAAGTGCCCTGGTAGATTCGCGTTGATTCCTCAACCGGGTAGCTGCGTCGGTCCCCGTCCTGAACCTTTACAAGTTGGTTGGCAGTCACTGCCATGTTTTCGCTCCTGAAATGATTGTCGAAATGAAATTGCTCTTGCGGAGCGAGTGATTACGTGCCGGGAACCAGCAGGTCGAGCCCATCGTCGACGCGACGCATTGCTACATACTCATCAACCGTCATGGTTTTTGCGTATGCTGACTCTGCCTTGAATTCAGCCTTGTACTTGGCGTTTTCGTCAGGCTTCGCGGATTCGCCAGCGTTGGCATCTTCACCGACTGGTGTGTTCGATTTGCAAAGCACATCGAAAAGTGCCAGCCTAACATCAGCAACGCTCATGGTGGCTGACTCGCAATACTTCGACGCAAGATCCGGCTTACCGGCCTGTTTGCACAGGGCGTGAATCTCAGTGATGCGGTTTCGCTCCTCGGCGATTGCCTGAGCCTTGATCGCCGCAACGTCAACCGCCTCAGCCTTTGGTGTTTCTGGTGTCGTTTCTGACATCTTTTCCGGTTCCTTCTTTTTTTGGACGGCAGCGAGTGCCCTCATTTGTGACTGTGCCCACGATGGAGCATTCTCGAACTTGCTCACGTCAAAGTGTGCCGTGATTTGTTTGTTGGCGGCAATGCTTGTGATGAACCCGGCCGCCTTGGCTTCCTCTGCCGTGTACCATGTTTCCGCACTCATTGCGGTGCGGAGGTCTTCTTCCTTCATCTTCGTGCGAGAGGCATATGTCAGCACTGCCTGTGTCGTCAGCTTTTCCAGAAGCGACGCCTGAGACAGCAGGTCTTCTGCCGTGCCTTCGGCGTAGGTCCGCGGCTCGTGAATCATAAACATGGCGTTCTGTGCCATGTTGATTGTGTCGCCAGCCATCGCAACAATTGTGGCCATCGAAGCGGCAAGCCCGTCGATATGGACGTTGATCTTTGCTGAGTGATTCTTGAGCCCGTTGTAAATCGCCATCCCTTGCCAAACACTTCCGCCAGGGGAATTGATGCGAACGTCGATTTCTTCGACCGATCCAATGGCGGCGAGTGATTCAGCAACGCTTTTTGCTGTGACACCATCGAAGAAGAATGATTCTCCGATAACATCGTAGATCATAATTTCGGCTTTTTTGCCGTTGGCAATCATTCGCACCGAATTAAGGCCGTTAGGCTTTGTCATGCTGCTACCTCTTCCATTTGCTGTGCCCTTTGCTCAGCCGTCTGCAGCTTAGAGTCTGCCTCTGCATTTGAGTTCGGCCTGATGTTGCCCTGGCGTTCCATCTCGCGTTCAATGATTCGCTGGGCAATAACTTCCTCAAGGTCCAGCTGATCTTCTGCCAGCTCATTCGCGAGCGTCGACAGATTACCGTCGACTGCCATCAATCTTGCTTTGACCTCTTCGGATGGATTGATTGCGTAGGACCATCGCGGGCCGGCCCAAACATGACGATTGAAAACGTGCCGGTTGTCGCGATACAAACGGGCATCAATGTCGACTGCCCCGACGATGACAGACTCCTCAACGAGTCGATGCCAAAACGGACGCAGCATTGATTCGATAATCAGTTTTTGGCGAACCTTAGTCGTGATCTTTGCCGCGTTTAAGATGATTCGACCGCCAGCGAATGACACGCCGCGCCAGTCTTTCATCAGCATTTCGTAAGGCCAATTTAATGCAGCCGAAATGGTCCGGTTGTT